TATTCGCTGGCAAATTGCACTGGGCCTATTCTATGAAAGGGAGATTCCGGAAGAGCATCAAACTGCCGCCATGGAGTACCTATCCAAGTTTATCAGCTATGGATCGGAGGATGATAAACCGGGTCCGAAACTCTTGGATTGGGATAAGGATGCCCAGATGATCGTCAGTGATATAAACAAGGTCGCAGGTCATGAGATCCGCGCAACATCTTTCCTACATTGGTGGACATTTCTGTCCTACTTCTATGGAATCGGAGAAGGTCAGCTTTCAACTGTTATTTCCATAAGAAGCAAAAAAGGAAAGGGCAAAAAGCTTGAAAAGTGGGAGCAGGAATATTACAGGGCGAATAAGCAGCTGATCGATATAAAACCTGCGGAAACGGAAGAAAGCCGTGTAGAGAAAGACAATATCCTTAAATTCTTGAGAGGTGATTAAATGCAGGCTGATGGTTCTATCATTATCGACACAAAGATACTTGATGGTGGAATGGAAAAGGGTTTTGAAGCCATCAAGGATGAAATGCAATCAGTTGGCATAACCGCCGAAAAGGTAGGCAATCAGATATCTCTTTCCTTTTCCAAGATGGATGTATCAAAGCCAATTGCAAATGCAAAAGCCAAAATTGAGGGTCTGGAACAAAGGCTGTCTGCTGTTACCACACAGCTAAAAGAAGCACAATATGCGGATGACGACCGTGCTGCGCAAAGCCTGGATATGCAAAGGCTTAGGCTATATGATCAGTTGGAAGCTGCCAGAAAAAAGCTTGTCATTGAGATATCCACCGCTGCGAAAAAGGAAGCCGATGCTGAAGTGAGGGAAGCCAAAAGAGCGGCAGCTGCTAAAAAGCGTGAGGAAGAGAAACGCTATAAAGCAGCGACCAAGGGTGCCAGAATGTTTGGTAACCGGCTTTCAAGTATTGCCTTTGGTGCGCTTGTTTTCAATCTGGTCAGTGCCGGCTTGAGAGAAGTTACAAGGTATTTCGGGAAAGCACTGAAGTCCAATACAGAATTCACACAATCGCTATCACGATTAAAGGGCGCACTGCTGACAGCTTTTCAACCAATCTATGAAATAGTGCTTCCTGCTATTATTTCGCTTATCAATGTGCTGACAATTTTTGCACAGGCAGTGGGACATATTTTTTCAATTCTTGGTGGAAAGTCAGATAGCCAAATGGCCAAAAACGCAGCGGCATTGAATAAGCAGGCAAATGCCATAGGTGGTGTTGGAGGCGCAGCAGAAAAGGCTAAAAGACAGCTTGCAGGATTTGACGAAATCAATAAATTGGAAAGTAACGAACCCAACACTGGTGGCGGGGGTGGTGGAACAGATATTGGTGCGAACTTCACTGATTTCGATACTGAAAAGTACAAGGCAAAAATTGACGAGCTTACTGCATATGTGAGCGCATCGTTGCTTGCACTGGGTGCCATATTGGCGTTCTCTGGCGCAAATATTCCACTTGGCATTGCACTTATGGCATTGGGTGCAGTAGGCTTGGTTACTGAAATTGCAACAAATTGGAGTGCTATCAAGGAATCTCTACAAGGCCCAATGGGGGAGGTCGTAGGGGTTATTAGCACAGCATTCCTTGTGTTGGGAGCAATATTCGCTTTTTCTGGTTCTAACATCCCTCTAGGCATTGCGTTAATGGCGATGGGAGCTACTGCACTTGCTACGGTATCAGTAGTTAACTGGGATGCTCTGAAGACAGCACTACAAGGCCCTGCGGGAGAGATCACCGCATATATCAGCGGTTTGTTACTGGTGATTGGCGCAATCCTTGCTTTCTCAAATGCAAATCTTCCTCTGGGTATTGCTTTGCTAGCAGCCGGGGCAGTAGGCCTAGTCACTACAGCTGCGCTTAATTGGAATTCCATTAAAGAGTTCCTAAAGAATTCAATCGATAAGATTGCTGGAATCCTGGGAATGTCTTTGCTGGTTATAGGTGGAGTGCTGGCTTTTTCGAATGCAAACCTCCCATTAGGCATAGCCTTAATGGCTGCCGGTGCAGTTGGATTGGGAACTGCCGCAGTTTTGAATTGGGACACTATAAGGGAAAAAATGCAAGGTCCTCTGGGAGAGGTCGCTGCAATACTTAGCGGCGTTTTGATTGCGACGGGTGCAATTATCGCGTTTTCTAACGCAAATTTACCTTTAGGAATTGGCCTAATGGCTGCAGGCGCGGTTGGTTTAGGAGCTACTGCTGCAATCAACTGGGATACCATAAAGCAGAAATTGCAAGGTCCTCTTGGCGGCGTTGTCGCAATTGTGAGCGCAGCATTGCTGGCACTTGGTGCTGTCCTAACCTTTACCGGAGCCGCGTTGCCGCTGGGTATCGGTCTTATGGTTGCGGGTGCAGCAGGATTGGGCGCAACAGCAGCGCTTAACTGGGATGGTGTGAAACAAAAGATAACATCTGTACTGGCAGGTATACTGGCGGTAATTTCTGGCGCATCGATTGTCTTGGGTGTTTTACTGTGTTTGTCCGGTGCAGGTATTGGTGTGGGTCTTGCGTTGATATTTGCAGGTATTGCGGGAAGCGTAGCAGCGTGGAACATTGACGATAATCCTATTACCAGATTTGTCAAAAATATTGCGAACGGGATCATTTCTATCGTCAACACCGTAATTGATGCGATAAATGGCATGTTCCACATCAAATTCAATGGTTTAAAAATCGCAGGAAAAGAATTGATACCCGCTTTCGACAGGCAGTTGGTCAATGTTCCTAAGATTCCAGCTCTTGCTCAAGGTGCCGTCCTTCCTGCGAATCAGCCTTTCCTTGCTATGGTGGGTGACCAACGGCACGGTACCAACATCGAAGCGCCACTCTCTACGATTCAGGAAGCGGTAGCACTGGTCATGCAGGATCAGACGGCAGCTATCATGGCAGGTTTCAACGCATCGGTAGAAGTGCAGAGAGAAATCTTGAGCGCTGTACTTGGTATCCAGATCGGTGATGATGTAATCGCATCCGCCTATGAGAGGTATCAATCAAAAATGGCCATTCAGAGAGGAGGATGAGTATGAGACCGTTTTTGAATCGGTTTATGATCAACGGGAAACCTATCCTCGCCCCGGATGAAGAAATAGGCTTTAATTACGAAGATTTAGATTCTTCGGACTCCGGTCGGGATCAAAGCGGAATCATGCACCGAATCGTGGTGCGGTACAAAGTCCCTTCATGGTCATTTTCTTATTCCCACTTGACGGAAGAGGAAAAGCAATATATGGAGAGCCTGTTCCCGGATGAGCCAACATTCCAATTTCTGCACCCAAGCCGAAAGAATGGAGAGGAATACGAAACAACGGAGTGTTACCGCTCCAAGTATGGTATCTCCTGGAAGAACGCCCGCACAGGCCTGTGGAGCGGGTATTCATTCAACATCATCGCATGTTAGGGGGTAGCGCATGAAAAAAGAACTTTTTGTACTACCTAATGGGACAGAGCTGTCCTCCGGACACAACCAAAACCCGTACATCACATCGGTGACCTACACCCAGATGGTTAATGATGCCACGGATCTGGAATATGGCGCTGCCTGCGCCGGGATGATAGAAGCGGCACTGCTGGACACCAGCGGTGCTTTTTCTATGTCTGCAGGTGATGAACTGGCATACTATTCCGTGGCTGAGGACGGTACAAGGAAGCTGCAAGGCTACTTCATTTTGGAAGCACCCACCAAGCCGAGTGCCAACACCTGCAAATTTACCGCCTACGACCGCATGATCCGCTTTGACAAAGATCTCTCCATGTGGCTTGCTTCTTTGACGGACTGGCCATACACTATGCAGAATTTTCTCTCTATGGTGTGCGCTCAGTGCGGTATTGAACTGGCTGACGGTGTTGAGTTGATCAACAGCGATTTTCCTATCCTGCGATTCATCCAGCAGGTCACTGGCCGGCAGCTTATCAAGTGGATCGCCGGTGCCAATGCTTCCTTTGCAACTATTACACCGGAAGGAAAGCTGACCTTCAGCACCTACACCGATGTGGGAGACTTGGGCCTTGCTGTGAAGTCCCTGAAGTTTGCAGATTATGTCACAGATCCCATTGAGCGTGTTGTAGTGAAACAGCACGAAGATGATGTGGGTGTTGCGTGGCCGGAGAACAGTGAGGGGGAGACATATGCCATTATCGGCAATGCCCTGCTGGCGACTATGTCAACTGCTGAACTTCTGCCCTATGTGAAGCGGATCGCAGATCGCGTAATTGGTATCAGTTACATTCCTGCAGAAGCGCAGGTATTTGATCCGGAAGGTATTTGCCGTCCGGGAATCTTCATCTCCGTAGCTGATCGATACGGCAAGAAACACAAAACCGCTGCTTTTTCCGTAAAACGCAGTGGCGGTATCTCCACACTTAAGAGTACGGGCAACTATTCCAGAGGCAGCGCGGGTGCTGTCAACGGAAAAGATGATGTGAAGGTCCTCCAAGGACGCGTGGCAAAAATCCGTGTAGACTTGGAAGAGGTTTCCTCAAACATGTCGAAAACTACCATCGAAGTGGATTCTGTGAAGAATGAACAGTCCAGTATCAAGCAGACAGTCGATGGTGTCGAAACCCGCGTATCAAAAACAGAGGAATCTGTAGGCGACCTGCATAGTCAATACACGGTGGTTTCCCAGCAGGCAGGCGATATAGAACTTACTGTGGCTACACTGCGGCAGGAGGTTGGAGCCAAAGCAGAGCAATCCCAAGTAAACGAGATCACGGAGCATTTCCGTTTCGCGGAGGATGGCCTTACTATCACGAATTCGGGTACCGGCATGGGTATTGGCGTCAGTGAGCAGCGGGTCGTATTCACCGGCGGTAAGGATCCTACTACGGTCATTCGTCCCAACGACATGGAGACCACAAACCTGCGAATAAAGACGCAGCTGGATCTGGGCGGATTCTCCTGGTTCCCCCGTACCAACGGCAACCTTAGCTTGCGCTGGAAAGGAGGTTAAGCTATGGCACTGACAAGCGAATATCAGTACATAGGCCGCAGTAACGCTGTCAAGGATCAGAAGTCCCAGTACAGCTACTACATCCTGTTGTACGCAAAAACCTCCGGAGATACTGCAACGGGCCGCCATACGGTAACGATCAAACAGCGACTTGCGTCAGAAGTGAACACCTTCTACGGCTACTCCACCATCGGCAGTCTTACCATTGCAGGTACAACGGTATCTGAATGGAACTGGCTGAATATTCCCGGTAGTGCCTGGAATATCAGCAACCTGACAGAGGGCGGCATCACCTATCCCCACGCGGTGGATCTGCGGGAAGGCTCGCTGACCATCGATGTGGGTCATGGCGTGTCCAAGGATATTGCCATCGGGGCATCCTGGACATTTGTGGGCGGTGCAGCGGGTTGGCTGCCGCAGCAGTATGTGGCTGCTGAGGTTTCCGCAACTGTTACGCTGCCCATGATTGCCGGCGCAAGTGAACCAAGCGTGTCTGCTTCCTCTGTGGAGATGGGCAAGCCACTGACGATCTATACCAACCGGATAGCAGGATCCGGCTTTAGCCACGAACTGACTTATCAGTTTGGGAGCACCTCCGGTACCATTGCGGAGAATGTGGGCGATAGCTGTAGCTGGACACCTCATCTTGACTTAGCAAGGCAGATCCCCAGTGCTATATCCGGCACTGCTATTATCACCTGCACCACCTATGCAGGCGATACCTACATCGGCTCCAAGCAGGTGACGGTGACGCTGACAGTTCCCGGGAGCATCGTGCCAACGGCTACAGCTGCCTGGGAGGACTCATCCGGTGCATACGGACTGTTAGGAAGCCTGGTGCAGAATATTTCCAAGCTGGCGGTAACTGTCAGCGGTACGGGCGCTTACGGCTCGACCATTGCTGGCGCGGCGGTATCACTGGAAGGCAAACCCTATGGCGGCGGAGTTCTCACAAGCGCCGGCAACCTCTCTTTAACGGTGTCCGTCACCGACAGCCGTGGCCGGGTGGGTACTGCTGCCTATACCATTACCGTGGCGGCCTATGCTGCTCCAAGCCTTAGCCTGAGTGCCAGCCGGTGCACGGCAAACGGTACGGCTGACGACACTGGCGATTATACCAGGATCACCGTGACCGGCCATGTGACACAGGTCAATGGCAGTAACACAGCGAAGTTAAGCCTTAACTGGGGTACCGGATCGGAAACGGTTAGCCTTTCGATTGGAAATATCTCCTATCAAAAAGGACCCATCTATGCGGACCCCAACGCAACCATGATCATTACGGCCACTCTGCAGGATAAGCTGATCGCTGCCAGCCGGACAATGGTGCTGTCCACAGGCTATGCCACATTGGATCTGTTAGCCGGGGGCAGGGGCATCTCCTTCGGCAAGGCGGCCACCCGGGCGGGCTTCGACTGCGCCATGCCCGCCTATTTTTCCGGAGGCCTTTACGGCATCGCTCCCGACGGCACCGTAGACACCCGGTCGCTGTTTGAGAGAGTGGCGGAATTGGAAGCTAAGTTATAAGGAGGATACAATGGAAATCAGACAACCTTTGACCATAGATCTGGCACGGCCTATGCCCATGGTGCCGGTGTCTGCGGTGCAGGGCGACGGCAGCACCCGGATCTTATCCGTGACCCTGCTGGAAAACGGTGCTCCGTGGCAGATCCCGGAAGCGGCAGTGGTGGATGTGGCCTTCCGGAAACCCGACGGCACCAAGGGCATTTACAGCAGGCTCCCCGACGGAAGCAGCGCCACCAGCCGAAACGGCAATGTCCTCAGCGCCACCATGGCGCCCCAGATGCTCACCTGCCCGGGCACCGTGCTGGCCACCTTCGTGTTCCGGGTCGATGGGGGAAAGACCCTGGCGGCCTTTCCCTTTACCGTCACGGTGGAGGCCAGTCCCGCTGCCGGGGCGGAGATCAGCGAGGACTACTTTAATCCCACCAATCTCAGCGACCTCCGGGCAGAGATCGCTGCCGTTGGGGCCTATGCAAAGCAGACCGGCAATCCCCACAACTTCCTGGACAACAGCGATTTCCGGAATCCTGTGAACCAGAGAGGAAAAACAGGTTCAAACACAGCTGGGGAATATGTTATTGACCGATGGTTTGTTGGAGATATTTGGACACCGGGTGCGTGTGCGTTCTCGCAGTACGACGGAAGCATTGCTTTTCGTGAAGGTTTATTCCAAAGAATTTCTGTTGCCAAAAGCGAAATCGTAGGAAAAACATACACATTGGCCTTGAAATCAACTGACGGAACGATTCGGGTTTTTCCTATCGCGTTGCCTGCAAATATGGTATCTGGCGAGAGTTATTTTGCTGCTTCTTCACACAATGTAACTGGTGTATTGCGGTATTTCGATGGTATAGGACTTGAAGTTAGATTCGAAGCATCTGCCGCAATATCTTGTCTATGGGCGGCACTTTATGAGGGCGAGTATACCGCCGAAACCCTGCCGGAATACCACCCTAAGGGTTATGGTGTGGAACTGGCGGAATGTCAGAGGTATTACAGGATACTCAGAAACGCATACATACCGATTTTCTTGTATAGTGCAACAGCCGCATGCGCGACGCTGTTTGGGTTTAATATGCGCATTACCCCAACAGTCAATATACTAAAATATAGTGAAGTTCGTTTTGCGGATGGAACGATCGGCATCGTATCCGGCATTATATCCGCGGATAATCAAAACGATGGAACGGTAAAGCTATTGGTTAATGATATCACAAATGCCAATTCGCAAAGGTCCGGCTTTTTGTATGACTGGATATTGGAATTATCTGCCGACCTGTAAGGAGGAATAAACATGGAAATGAAACCTTATATCGTTTATGTAAAAACCGATTCCAGCGGCTGTATCACTGCCGTCAATTCCTCCGCTTTTCTGGGTGATATGACCGGCTGGGTGGAAATCGACAGCGGCTATGGCGACAAGCACCACCACGCACAGGGCAATTATTTCGGTAAACCCATAATGACCATGGGTGGTGCGTACCGCTATAAGCTGGTGGATGGGAAAGCGGTGGAATGCACCGCTGCGGAAATCAAGGCGCAGGAAGAAGCCAGGAAGCCGGTTCCTGTGGCGAGGCGGAACATGACTGCCGGGGAATATGCCACCATCGACGGTGTGCTGTACTTAGCAACCGGGAATATTCCCAACGGTGAGCCTATCGTCGTAGGGCAGAATGCAGTAAAAACATCCGTAGAAGAACAACTTTATGCAATGAGAGGAGAATAAACCATGAAGTATATCGTTATTGAATTACAGAAGACCAAGGAAGGTGCAGTAACCAATATCGTTACTGAGCATGAAAATCTGGCACTTGCAGAAAGTAAGTACCACACCATCCTGTCTTATGCGGCTGTAAGCGAAATGCCTGTACACAGTGCGGTCATTATTTCTGAGGAAGGCTTCTGTGTCGCAAGCAAGTGCTACAAGCACTAAGGGCAAGAGACCTCAGGGGGGTAGGAAAATGACCAATGTACAAAAGCAATGCCTGCTGAAATACCTAGGATATTATGATGGTGCCATCGATGGCAATTTCGGCCGGCTGTCAAAGATGGCGACGGCAGGCTTCCAAGAGGATTACGGTCTGGATCCTGATGGGGAGTTCGGTCCGCTGACTGAAGCGAAGACTTTGGAAGCGGTGGCCGGCACTGCACAGCCGGTGAATCCGGAAGAATTCTGGGACAGCATCAAATACTTCAAGCGGGAGGAATTCCGGTGCAACTGCGGCGGAAAGTACTGCGACGGTTTCCCGGCAGAGCCTTCCAGAAAGCTTGTAAAGCTGGCAGACCGAGTCCGCGAGCACTATGGCGTGCCGATGATTGTCAGCTCCGGTGTCCGTTGCGTGACCCACAATGCCAATGTTGATGGCCATGAAAATTCCCGTCATATGCGCGGTCTGGCCATGGACTTCACCGTTAAGGGAAGAACTGCTGATGAGGTTCTGGAATATGTCTGGAAGCAGCCGGAAGTCCGCTACGCCTACAAGATCGATGCCAACTTTGTCCATATGGATGTTGATGTTTAATGGAGGCAGGAACGAGTGGAATGGTTAGTTGAACTTCTGAGCGGCGCAGCGGGGGCGGCTCTTGTAGCTGGCATATTCACCGCTGTTCAAACTCGCAAGGCGCGCAAAGACGCCAAGAGCAAGGCACTGCGATATATCATGCTCTACATCATCCAGGAGCGTGCAAAGCAGTACATTAAAGACGGCAGGATCACCCTGGAGGAACGCAGATCGCTGCATCACTGGCATGACCTGTATCACAATGGATTGGGCGGCAACGGGGACGCGGATGCCCTTATGAATCAGGTGGACAAGCTTCCCCTGGACACTGAAAACTGAGGAGGATACATAGATGGATTCTATTATCAATGCCATTGTCGACTATGGCTCTATCATTCTGGCAATCATGTTTGCGCTGACCACTGCAGTGACGCTGATCGTCGAAGTGGTCAAACGGTTGGTACCGAAGATCCCCACGGATCTGGTGGTGTTCATCATCTCCATTGCCCTTGCGGTGCTGGCGCTGTATGTCTATGCCGCGATCATGGAGATTACTGTCATGTGGTACTACGCCGTTGGCGCTGTAGTCCTCGGCATCTTCGTGGCATACGCAGCCATGTTCGGTTGGGATAAATTTACCGCCCTTATTTCCCGCCTGAAAGAGTATATTGTGAAGTAAAGCAATCGCCCTTCCCAGGACAGTCCTGGGAAGGGCGATTTACCTATTCTTTTGCGGTTACTAACAGATTATAAACACGGTCAAAGGTTTGCGTTTGAAGCAGTTTAAAATGTTCGAAAAACTATACAAAAATCCCCCAAAACCATTGGTTTCGGGGGATAATTTGGTGACCCGCTGGAGATTCGAACTCCAGACCCATTGCTTAAAAGGCAATTGCTCTGCCAACTGAGCTAGCGGGTCAGGTATGGCTGGGATGGCAGGATTTGAACCTACGAATGCCAGAGTCAAAGTCTGGTGCCTTACCGCTTGGCGACATCCCAATGTAGGCCCAGAATTGGACACACGGGG